AATTCCCCAGCACGCCAGCGCACTCTCCTGGTCGCGACGGGATACCTGACCGTAACAGTTGTTTGAGCGAATACGGCAGTCTCTGCCACCGTCCTTAATCCACCAGCGAATCGCTTCGCATGCTCCCCTGCGATCACCAGCATTAATTCGTCTGTAAAACGTCGACGGGAAACACTTACCGGGACCAATGTTGTACGGACAGAATGACGCGATCCCCGCTTTCTGGGGTTCGGTCAGCGGCACTCTGATGTTTTTCTCCACCCACGCCAGCGCTTTATCACGCTCAATGGCGTTAACCTGGTCGCATTTTTCCTTCGACAACTTCATGCCCGGAACGACAGGTTTGCCATCCACCATGATGGCACCACGGCAGATGGTCCAGATACCTGCACCATCACGGTATGCCGTTGTGTGGTTACCCTCTTTTTCGTCCAGAAACTGGTCAAGTATCTGAGGAGCAGACGCGCCTGCAGCAATCAGCGCCAGAACAGCAGCTGACAGGCCGTATTTGATTTTTGCGTTCATGGATATTTATCAGGATTTATCGGTTCCGAATCCCTGGATATGTTAAGCCTTCACCCCGCCAGTGGTGGGCACTGGCCAGGGTATGTCAATCTGATAAACACAGAGGTGACTATGGATTATCCAAATCTACCAAAACAAACTTTTGCTGATTTAATCGCACTCAGGCAAGCAGTCGTAGCTCTAATCAACGTGTTGCCGGATGAGGAAAAGGAATTAGTTAAAGCAATTCTTAACAGAACTGCCGCCGATTTTTCATCATTCCCACTGACAGATGACCTTGCGGACCTTCCTGAATTAATTGCAGCGTCCGCCATTAAGCTTACTGAAGAGATTTACTCTCCTCAAAAGCCTTCACAAAATTCCTGCGAGTAACTTCAATGCAATAATCGTAAAACGCCGCGAACTGCTCATCGCGGCGTTTTTTTGCATCTTCAGAAGGCATCAGCGTCGACAGTTTTTTATTCAGTTCAACGACGCAATTCTCCAGTTTTTCAATGCGTGATTCGATATCATCTTTTTCTGACAGTATCGTGTTATATGCATTGTTAATTTGTATGGTATACCGATCTTCGGAACAAAGGCACTTTTCCTGTGACTGTTCATCCCCTTCACATAACCCGGCAGCAATATCCATGAAAAACTGCTTCGCCTTCTTTTTCGCCTCAGCTTCGTAAAACTCCAGCGGGGCACCTTCAACACGATCAAGATCAATCACCACATTTGGCAACAACAGTGACGTATACCCACCCGTTTCCAGCGCTACAGTAACAGTAATCTTATCCGGGTAATTATTTATCCCTTTAACAACCAGTTCGTATTGTTTATTCATCGTCTACTCTCCCCGCGCCGCCTTACGCCGGTCTTCTTTAATCTTGAAATACAGGTTCGTCAGATATGTCAGCAGCCCAAACAGCAGACTCCCCAGCACGCCTATTGCCGCCCACTGAGACGGGGAAACCCTGTCCAGCAACTGCAGGAACCAGTAGCCCGTTCCCACCGCTGACGTGGTGTATGACACACCTGTTGTGATTTTTTCCATCTGGTACATACCCCGTCTCCCGTACTCGGAAGCTCACAACAACAAAAGGGCCACCAGCTCTTTACTGATGACCCTGACTCACCGTTACAGCATTGTGCCCGATTCTGGCTGTGTGTCTGTCATATCCGTCACCGGTGACTCCGGCTGAATATCACCATTTTCCGTGGTGACATCTTCCGCCTGTGGTTCCGGAAGCAGTTCCGGGGATGGTTCCGGCTGTGCACCAAGCAATTCATCCAGAATTGAATCCACTTCTGCATCAAGACGCGCCTCAAGGTTCTGCCGAAGTTGCTGTTTCAGTGCGCTCCGGACTTCTTCAGAGCGCAGGACTTCCTTCACTGCCTCAGCAGTGACCAGCGATTTTATTTCTGACATAGGATTTTCTCGTTGAAAGGGGTTATTAAGAAGGTTGTTCCGGAATGAGTGGGGCTTCTGTTTTTGCTCCGGCTGACTGACTGGCGCTGATTTTCTCTGCGGCCCTTTTATCAATCTGCCTGCGCCAGAAATCGCGCACTGCCCTGTACCCACCCGAAAGAAGATACAGCACACAGACCGCCGTACAGAAGTACAGCATCACCTGATGAACAAATGTCATAGTTTCTTACCGTTATGGTTGACAATGAGAACTGTTTTCATTTAAAAAACCGATATACGAAAGCATCTTTTCTTTACATTCTCCATTGGGATTACCTCCGCCAGCTTCCGTTTCTGCCGCTGGCGGTTTTTTTTGCCGGTTATGATGATGCCCGGCTTTCGTTAACTTTGACTGTGACCGTATCAAGCAGTACCGGATACGTCGCTTTTGCCCCCGTGATATCTGTCAGCGTCAGCGTATCTGCTGTAAAGCCATCATTTGTCCACATCACAAGGTCAAACGCAGACTGCTCTGCATCATCAATCACCGGCACCACTTTTTCGCTGTTATTTCCCGCAAAGCGGAAAACAACTGTATGCCAGTTATGGTCAAATGCCCCAAATGTGCCCAGTTGCGCATTCGACTCCCCCTTGTGGTACATCAGATTCAGATTTGATGCATCCGTCTGAAGGAAGAAGGACGCCAGCATGCTGTTTGCTGTCGCGCCTGACGCCCACTGCGACACCGGCCAGTACAGACCAAAGACAAACTGACCGTTAACCAGTTCGACACCCTCCGGGATCTTAAACCGCACGGCAATTTCCCCCCCCTTACTGAGAAGATTTTTTGCCTCCTCCACCGCAACAGTACGGAACATCTTCCAGGAGGTCAGTTTACCCGGCTGTTTTTCCAGTCGCAGCGCCTTCCTGCCACTGTCATCCGTCACAGTGCCTTTACCACCGGACGCATTCCACTGCTGCTCTGTCCATACACCACTGCCACTGTTCGCATCATATCCGGCCACCATTCTTGTTACGGCTTCAGTATGACCGCCTGCAGAAGTACCTGCACCCTGCTGTTGCGTCGGACCCGCAGAGCCAGACTGTGCATCCCCCGTGGAGGCTGGCGTGGTCGCCAGCGGTGCAGACTGCCCGCTCAGGAACGGCAGCAAACGCCCGGCTCGCACCAGTATCTCTCCTGCCAGCCGATCTGAAACAATGCCTCTTCGCGCCCAGGAGCTGAAGTGCGTTTTACGATCGGCTGTCGTCCAGTTACCATTACTGCGTGACGCGGCACCATAGTATCCCGCCGTGATAATGTCCGGATCTTCTGACGGCTCGTTTGTCGGCACATTCGCACCATGCTCATCCGTCATCAACGGCACAAAGTGAATATTCTGCGCCGCCTTGCCTTTATAGCCTCCGTAAACCGCCTCATACTGCACTGCATACTTCGCCTTCCAGTCGTACGTGGTGTCACCGCAAATCCACGGGACGCCGGACGTTGTCCCGCCAATACACTGGTCTGCAATATCTGCCAGGTCTGCACGGTATTTATTTACCATGGCAAGAAAAAGTGCATTGTGCTCTACATGTCTCCCCGAACTGACATCTTTTTCCCCCTGCATCCAGATCACCGACAACAGCACGTTTTTCGGATTTTTCTTCAGGGCTGCACGCGTTCTGCTGACCAGGTCACGATACAACGGTTTATCCACCCCCCACAGGGAAGAGCCCGCTGTCGCACCCGACGCCTCATTAAACGCGCCCTCTGCTCCCGCAGTAAATCCCGAATCGCCACGTCCACACGGGACAAGAAGGATCCCCGCACGGGCAGGCATAAACGGCAGCAGTTTTTTGGCCACATGCAGGGCATGCCCCACACAGCCATACTGCCCTTTATTGAGGTCTGCTTTCGGGTGATTCAGATTACTCACGTCCTGCACATCATGCAGACAATGGTCTGCAGGAATAATGTCGTTATATGCACAGGCCGCACCGCCCGGTGTCACCGTGCTGCGACGCGCCAGTTGCTTAATACGCGGGTCAGGACGATCATACGTATCCGGCAGCGGCAGCCCCTCGCCAAAAGACATCGAGTTGGACTGCCCGGCCAGCGCAATGACAAAGTAATATTCCGGTTCGCTGGTGGTGCTGATAACAGCGCCACCATCACCCGACGGTTGCACCACCACCGGTGTGGTGACATCACCTTCCGCCGCAATGGCCTGCATCAGGGTATAGGGCGTGATGGCCACCGGACTGCCAAATGGCTGCCACCCCTCCTTCAGTTTTTGTGTCAGTCGCTCCGCAAGGTCTGACGGCGACGCCGCCCTGACCACATCGTAGTGTTTAAATGTCATGAATCCTCCCGGTCGGGATAATGTTGTGAGTCAGATGAGGGGCGGGCTGAAGTCCGGAAGTTACAGGACAATGGCAGGAGGAAAACTACAGCCCGCAATACGAAAAAGGCCACGCAGTTGCGCAGCCTTATGAATTCTGGTTAAAATCCATTCGATTATAAAAATGTATATCTCATGCTGTTGCCCGAACCCACTCGGGCTTTTTTTTTGCCCACAAGAAAGCCCCTCCGGAGAGGGGCTAAAGCCGCGTATCTGTATCATCATGCACATGGTGCCGGGTGCCTCCCGGTGAGTTCAGCCCGGTGCCACTAAACCCGCGTCATTCTCGTTTTGATAATCAGAGATTATACCGTCACCAGTCGCCCCTCCGCTCAGGGGGATTCACCATGCAGGATTTTTTTAACAAAATCCCTGACAGCCAGACAATCATCAACTTGCTGAATTGTGAGGTATTTAAAAATTTAGCAGGGTAACGGATACCCTGCTAACCACCTGGTGTTTTCTTTTTCAGCAACTAAAAGGCCCGCCGAAGCAAGCCAGAAAAAAATAAGTGTGGCGCGTTGTACTGGAGTCGAACCAGTGACCGATTGCTTAGAAGGCAATTGCTCTGTCCGGCTGAGCTAACAACGCAGAATGCCGATAAATGGACCGCCATCGAGGACTCGAACCCCGCGCAACCAGCTTCGAAGGCTGGCGCTCTATCCTGATGAGCTAATGGCGGTATGTGATGGTGGCCCTTGCTGGATTTGAACCAGCGACCTGGCGATTATAACTCGCTCTCATCATTTAGCTAAAATGGCTGGGGGAGTGATGATACATCAGTCACATTAAACATGAAAACAAATCGTTTTAGGTGAAATACAAAAAGAATAGTGATTAAATATCAAATGGATATGCTTTAAATCTAACCACAGTAAGGACGAGTATGATTTTTCTCAAGAATGGCGAAAGTTTTATTCGCGTGAATGACTGGGCAGAAATTCAGGCGAGAGAGTCTTACTATCCCAAATTAGAGTTAAATGATCAGCAACTCTCTGACGTTTTTGGTTACTACGATGACCTACCAGAGGAAATTCCATGTGGAAAATCAAATTGCCGCAAAGGGCATAAAAAGGGATTTCTGGTAGTTACGAAAGAAGGATTTGAAACGAATATCGGCCATGTATGTGGAACTAATGTTTTTGGTATAGCATTTGATAATTTAGCAATAGAACTTTGCCGAAAAGCAGATTTCCATCGCTTACTTACCGCACTTAAAGAGGCAAAAGATGATATTTTTAGCTATTACAAACTCAAAGCCAAAATCGAATCTGGGCGTCCATCACTAACTGAGGTTGCTCATAGAATACTTGACATGAAAGACCCTAAAATCATCGGGCGTGCGGCTTATCAAACATTGAAAAAGATGGCTGCTTCTGGTGATGGGCGTGTTTTCCGCTCAAGATTAAAAAATACAGAAGAGCTAGAACTGGACGAAATTATGTCCCAGAAGCAAACAAGCGACTCAGCTCCAAAAGTTAACAACAAAAACAAAACCGTAAATGAACTTATTGGGGTAATACAATACCCTGAATGCTTGCTGAATGATTATGACATTGCTCTTCTTTATGAAAGAGATATAAAAATGGTTCTGGAAAAATTAAACAAATGTACCCCAGATGAATTGACTGAAAGAGAGGTGTTGTCTTTTGGAATAAAGGTTTCAAGATTAAGAGAACGCTTTAACTTTGCTCAGGAACGCTTAGAAAAATCCAGGGTTTTTGCAACAAGAGAAAACCTTAAACCTTTACGTGCATTACTTAACATTCAGAAATCTGTAAGCAATAAAGACAAATTACTATTTAAGAAATTTATGGAAAATTTACCATAATTAAAAAACCCGCTATAAAGCGGGTTCCGTGTTAATTTTTATATTGGCGCTAAACCCCATAATTAAAATGATACAAGACAATTTTATGCAAAGTCAAGTCGGTTGCTCAAAAATCTCTCCGCCAAAGCTGTTCAGATCAGTAACTCGTTGCCTTCTCAAATTCTCTAGCCGCATGCCGCTCACCTTGATGCAGGATATCAATCAATTTTTCATAGAATGGTTTCCAATTGCGCGACCATGAAGACTGGTGCAGATCGGGAATGTATATTTGAATAGCTCGATGAACATTAGCTGATTTGATAGATACGAATCCCTTTCCACTACAACGCTCGCAGATTTTAAACACTGGCACACCACGCTCGCTTGTGGCTTTGCGGTCCAGTACCTCTCCCTTTCCACCACAACGACACCTGGCACTTATCACTCCCTTCCCTTTACATACATCGCAAACGACTGGTACAACTTCCGTTACCTCTGTCCATCTTTCCCAGTCTGACGGTCGAACAGCACGGGAGCGACTGGCCCAATATGGTGCTTTACCCCATGGGTATGAAACCTTACGAATGACCTGCTTACGGGGTGTTAGTCCGGTACCACTGCAACTATGGCATGTTACGCTGGTGGCCGCCGATCGGGAATACTCAGCAAAAGCAAACTGAGCCAGTACCAGCATACACCAGCCAAATTCACCACCAGCTGCTTTACGCACATTCTTCGGTGCAATTTCCATCGCGTGACGCGCCAGCGCCTGGACTGCCATCTGCTCATCAGTCTTGCTGATACCGGCCTTCCCGAAGAAGGCCGCCAGGCCAAACCGCTCACGATTACTGGTGGTACCAATAGCCGCCATAACATCGGTGCCTGTAAGACGTTCCGGAGAGGTTCCTTTCACATCGTCGCCGATATACATTCCCTGAGGACTGAAGTATTTTAGCGATGCCTCAAGCTTCATTATTCACACTCCCCAACCAGATTGAGAATGACCGCTGCACCGTCGTCTTCCATGCATTCACCCTTACCACTTGCCAGAAACCAGCGGCACACCTCCACGGCTTCAGCGCGTGTCACCGGTTTGATGGTTGCCAGCAATTTTTCAAGGTAGCGCTCGCGGTCATATACCGATTCGTGATGCTCAGAGTAACCAAACTCATCGCCCTGTTCTTTAGTTGCAGTGTGGCGAACACTGTAGAGCCAGTCCCAGTAAACGAACTCGCGAACAACATCAGACAGCGTATAAGGCTCAGGCAGCACATCGCGATATCCATCAACAAATGCCCGACGCTGTTCATCAATTTCGTTCATGCGGCTGCCGCCAATGCTTCCGGCTTTTTTCTCTGCCGCAGTCCAGCCCCAGAGATGATCGTTGATAAATTTCTGGGAAGACCTGATGACCCGCTCTGCTTCCACATCTTCGAGCGCTGCTTCATAGCTACCAAACGTAGCCCTGACTGATGCCGCTTTTTTGATGTTCTCCCGGGCGTTCCTGATAACCTGCGCAGGGTTATCCATGCCGATGATGCCGAACGCAACCTGGAAAGGTTCGTAACCATTCGCCAGCAGATAACGCGAATAGCGTTCCTGAGCCTCTTTTGGGGAAATTTTAATTTTCACCAGCGCAGCCTCAGCAGCATCCAGATGTGCGGGTTCGTTCAGACGGATAACCTCCAGCACCCAAAGATAAGCATCAGTCTGCTTATGCCCGGTGATTCTCCGTTGCTCTGGCAGGGGCTTGATGTTTGCGAGGGCGGAGCTGTACGCTGCCGTCGGGATGGTGAATAGTGCTTTATGTTCGTTATTATCAGTACGCATTACGCAACCGCCTTTTTCTTATGGAAAACCAGCTCTCGAACCTGATCACCGTTCATGAGCATATTGTTGAAATCATCGTGATCCGGCCAGTACACGCTCACGCGCTGCAGGTCATTCTTTGCCATCAGATTGGCATGAGCACATTCGCAAGCCGCAGCCAGCCCGGTGGCGCTGTTCTCGTCACGGTCGGCAAAAATAATCAGGTGCAGAACACCAGCTGGTACGCGAAACTTTTTCATAAAGCCGCTGTTAATGGTTGCCCAGGTGTTCACGTTATAAATCTGGTGCGCTGACAGCGCTGTTTCGATGCCTTCGGCGATACCCAGAGTGCTGGCGACAGGAAACATGCGGATAGCTACAGAACGAGCGTGATCCAAATAGTTATCTTCCTGCAGGGATTTGAGGCGCTTTGCACTGCTACCGATATCTGCTTTTTTATCACCATCAAGCAGAGTCTGGTGCAGATAGCACAACTCCCCTTTATCGTCCGTAGCAAGTGAATAAAGAGACTGGAACACACTCCCGTTGTGTCTCTGCCTGGCATTGAACCGGATCGCCTCAGCAGGAAGACTGAATATTCCACGAGAATTAAGATACGCTGCGCCGGATGTACCACGCAGTGCCTCCAGTTTTGAAAACTTGCTCAATACCCGTTTGCGTAAGCTGGTGGCGCTGCTGGTTACCGGGATTTTAACCCGTTGGTAATCATTACCGATCAGGCGGTCTATTTCGGTACAAATCTCGTTAAATGGCTTCGCCTGTGTCAGGGTGACAAGTTTCATACCATCGCCACTACCACATACACAGATCCACGTTCCTGCACCGTCGCGGTCGTCAATTCGGAACTTGCCACGTGCACCGCATACCGGGCATTCACCCTTGAAGTGATTTTTTCCGGTTATCGGCGGCAGACCGAAGTGCTCTAATATTTCAGGCCAGCGGCCTTTCGCTGCATCTGCTGTTTTCATCTTACTGACTCAGACTGTTTATATTTTTCTGGAGTTGGTGCTTTGCCTGCATGATGCGCCAGGCCTCACTGCCTGCCGGTATCTCACGTCGTTCATCACGTTCCTGAGATAAATCAATCGTTGTTTGTGCGTTTTCAGTGACCTTCTGAACCCGCTGGTGGCCTTTGGCAAACCGGATCAGTTTGTGTCTGATGTAGTTATTTACCTCAGGGGTAATTTCCATCGGAAAGTTACTCAGTCCGTCAGGCCACTCACCGAACTTTTCCCGGAAAGTGTGAGCACACCATCCGTCACTGACTGGACGCCCCAGCGAAGCACGCTGGCGCTGATAAAATTTGATCTGACTCCACCAGGACTGTTTCTCTGCCTTCGTCGACTGATGCTGATTTTTACCCAGCTTATTAAGTTTGCGGCTAGTGTCAGTATCAACGTCTTCACCTCGCAGCGGCTTGTGTCCACATTTCGGGCAAACATAGACGCCTGCTGGCTTCATGTAGTGGCATTGAGGGCATTCATGTGGCAGTTTTTCGGCCCGTTCCTCAACTGCCCGGCGCGCGCTTTCCTCCATGCCGTCAGACTTACCGGGAAGCTCGTCGTACTCGATTGAATCCGGATAACCCAAACGGTGCACGGTGCCGCTGTGATCGAAGATAAGGCAGGACTCTTTACCCGGTGCGGTGCGCAGCCCACGCCCGAGAGCCTGCAACCAGCGAATTTCGCTTTTTGTTGGCCTGGCGTAGATGATGCAACGAACGTCACTATCAAAGCCGGCCACCAGAACGCCCACACTAACGATGATTTTCGTTGCACCGGTTTCAAAGCGGTGAATGATGGTCTGGCGCTCATCTACCGGAGTGTCGGCGGTCATTACCTCAGCGTTAACACCCGCCAGGTTAAACTGGATTGTCAGATAATTGGCGTGAGCTACGTTGACGCAGAAAGCGATGGTAGGTAAATCCCGACCATTCTCCAGCCAGTTCTGTACGATGTCGCCCACCAGCGTAGAGCCGCACATGATTTCAGCCAGCTGTGTTTCGTTGTAATCGCGGCCGTACTCAAGCGAAGATGTGGTTTTAACACCTTTCAGATCCGGCTTAGTTGGCGCGTAAAATTCGTATTTACTCAGATCGCCACGCTGGATTAACTCGCCGATGGTGGTCGGCTTAATCAGTCGGTCATAGTATTTGCCCAGGAACGGAGAAAACGGAGTACCCGACAGGCCAATCACTTTTACGCCTTTGCCGCGCAGACGTTCGATATCCTTCAGGATGCGTTTTTTACGCAGGTGCGCTTCGTCGATAATCAGCAGATCGATATTTTCAGGAAAAACACGACGAATAAGCGTGTCAGCGCTGGCAATCTGAATTTTCCGGTCCGGATCGTAGTTCGGGTGATCCGCCCAGATATAACCGATTTCATCTCCAGGTAAACCATACTGCACGAACCGATTAGCCGTCTGACCAATCAGGATGGTGTACGGAACACAGAACAGAACACGCATACCACGGCTGACAAAACCAGCAACTATGAAGGCTGCCAGACCCGTTTTACCGCTACCTGTTGGCGAGTAAACCATGAAGGTGTCGTTTGCCTTCCAGTCACGGCGCAACATGTTTAACGCTCGTTCCTGTGCAAAATTCGGCGTGATCGTCAGCTCCATTGTGCAGCTCCCGTGCTGATGAGATAATAATTTTGTGATGTGGTTTTCATGGATTCCCCCTCACATGGCTGGTGGCC